AGTCTTCCCATCCCTGAGAATTTAAAATTACATACCTTCTAGGTCTGTCGGAACAGTTACTGTAATTGTGTTGGAATCAGACAATGTAGCAACACCGCTGCCGGCTGTATTAGTAAATGTACCTGTATCTAGAACTTGAGCAATTAGTCTAGCAACAGCGTCGATGCTGGTGCTGTGACGATCTGCTACCATAAAAATTTCAAGACCGTTGCTTTTGAATTGAAACAAACGAGCTATAGAACCTAGTGCATCGGAAATCTTTGCTGCGGCTGCGTCTGAAGCTGCTACTGCTAGTCCTGATCCATTTAGAACTACTTTGTAGAATGTTAATTCGGATGTGTATTGAATTGTACCGCGAGCTACTGCTGTTGGATTTGTTCTTGTGAATGTTGCCATGATATGTTCTCCTTAAATCAATAGTCCCGCTCCGGGACTGGCATATTATTTAGTCAGATTGGAAAAAACCGTGGTCTTAGACCTGTTAATCGGCTCGAAACGGAGTCCAGCGATCACGTGGCACTAATTTTGAACCGCCTGCAACATAGCCTTCACCACCGGGCTTACCACCTGTAGTTTGTTCTATGTCGCCGCCTGATGCATCTAGCTCACGAATTACTTCGTCTTTGGCCGCCATGATCTCACGCACTAGTTCAAACATCACATCCATGACTCCGGGGTGCAGTTCGCTGTGTGCCGCTATCTTGGCAGCTTTGGCAGGAGTCTTTTGCTCAAAGGCCATAAAAGCTTCTGTGTTGATATTGTCCAGTTGTTTTGTTTTCGATTGGTTATTTACAAAAGTGTAAATTTCACTCTGCAGATAGCCCATACCAGCAACAGGAGCTAACAATTTATCAATGGCCTGTTGATTTTTAGCCAGTGCTTCAATAGCAGCAATATTGTCTGCACCAACTGCTGGTCTATAGCTAACACTGGTCAAGCCAAATACCTTTAGGTCTGGATTGCCACTAAACTGATCAGGATCGTCAAAGTCCGCACCTGTCTTGTCTCCAAAGTAACCAAACACCTTGTGTGCCGCCACTGCTACCTTGGCCTTGGCCAATGCTCGACCAATTTCACTAGTGCCAGCAACAGAGTAAGTGGTTTGATTGGGAGTAAATGTAATTTTGCCGTTAGCGCCGGCATATGGTTTGCCTGGATGGAATAGGATGTCTCCGTAGACATAACCTCGAAACTCTGCAGGAGTTGCACGTTCAAATATGGGCCATAATGCTGCCATATCTCCGGCAAACTTCTCACGCCAATCTTCGCCTTTGCCACGACTCATGATAAACTGTTTGAGTTCGTCTGGGCTAGAACTTTTGCCTTCCTCACGTCCCCAGTTGTTTTTGCCTACCAGTCGGAAACTGCCATCATCCTCACGTCCCCAGTACACTGTGGGATTGCCGTCCCACTTGATCGTGATACTGGTTTCGGGACTGGCTAGATCTTTTAGTATTTTAATGGCCTTGTTTGCACCATTGGCTTCTGTGAATACAAGATCTTCTAGGTGGTTGAACTCACGGCCCACTTTCTTGGGTGCAGGGGCTGCTTCAGCTTCACGTAAAAATTCAAATGCTCTCATTTAACTCGTTCCATCATTTTGCGAAACCAAGAGGGTGTTCCAGTTTGCGCACTTTCAAACGAGATTACGTTTTCCGGCAAGGTAATACCTTGCTTGCCCAATGTTTCTCTTGCGCCTGCAACTAGTTCTTCGTAGTTAGGCAATTTTTTAATAAAATCTAAAATGTTGTCCACTGATTTGATATCTTTAACTGTGGCTGTTTGTCCCAGCAACACCTTGGCAATTTGATTCCAGTCGTTGCCATTGGGTAGTAGTTCGTCTGTGGTAGCATTTAGTATTCCGTGCTTTGGACTGTACTTGATGCCGCGAGCACGAGCAATTGAACTCAATAGGATATGTCGATGTTCACCGCGATACTCGCCCTGTCCACCAATCATTGAGCCTTGTTGAAATTTAGGATTAGCTGAAAACATAAAGTCTGCTTGTACAAATCCATTGTCCGGACTGCCTTTGATTGGCACCTTCCAGTGTACATTGTCTCCGCTGAGTTTGATGTTTTCTTTGCCAAATTGTGCAATGAGTTTTTCAGCGAATGATTTTTTATCCACTTCGTTGGCATCAACTGACAGGTCTAGATCACCTGAACTGTTCTTTTCAAAGGTGCCATCTGGATCTTCTTTGCGGCCTGTGGTACCTAGCCATTTAACCGGCTTCTTGTCATCAAGATGCTTTTCTTTGGTAAAGTCAAGACCTGTGATTTTTTCAATGTAGAGAATGGTTTCCTCTACGTCTCCTGTGGCAATACGCTGTGTTAGTGGTTGTTTTTCCGGGCCTTTGAATACGTTGCCGCCTTCTGACAGTTTACTGATCATTGCTTTCATCCAATTTTTTCTTGAGTTTACGTGCTTCTGCTATTCTGCGAACACCACGTGTGAATTTTGCAGGATCTTGACCCTTGATTGCATTGATAAGTCTACGCTCAAGTTCGTCTGCTGAAGCAGAATCATAATTTTTATGAATACTTTCCAAGAGGTTAATAGCCGAATTGATGATGTTGGCAGCACGACTTTCTATCAACGAATCAGTGCTGCGCACATCGGCAATAGAATTTAGTTCCTGCAAAATCGATCTGGTTTGAAGCTTCATTGAAATATTCCTATTGTGTATTTAACTCATTTTAAACAATAATAACATTGTACTGAAAAATGTGCGATCGCACAAGAGCCGGATAAATAACTCAGTAGAAACACTGAGTCTACACTAACACACAGGAAACACAATGAAATTTTTATCAGATCGAATGTTAGCTATTATGGAACGTCTATCCGAAATGTTCCCTGGATCCAGCTATCAAAGCCGCTTAGATCAATATCTAAGCACCAAAGGCATTACCGATGCCGCACAACTCGAAAATTATATTCGACAATTCAACTCCCAAAAGGAATCTTATCTATGAAAACAATCTTAAACTCAATCTGGTCATTTTTAGAATCATTTGCACAGGCCCGTGCTGCCGCAAGTCTTGCTCGTCAAGGTCGCATTGAAGAAGCCAAAGCCGTATACACAAACTAAATGAACTACTTAGACACCGTAATAATGCTGTTACGCTGGAAACAACAAGGGTGGGAAGTACATCCTATAGTTGACGAATTTCACGGCTGGTTCTAAGCTAATAAATACTGGCATGAAATTAGTGTATATACACGGTGCCAATGCCACCAGCGAGAGCTTCAATTACATCAAGAGTAAACTAGGCGACGGACTAGATATAAACTACGACAGTCGCAATGGGTTTGAAAACAACCTAAAAGATATGCAGTCTACGTTAGACGGGAATACTGATCTAGTGTTTGTTGCACATAGTCTAGGCGGTATCTATAGCCTGCATTTGGCCAATAGTATGCCCGATGCTGTTAAAGGTGCTGTTACTCTAAGCACACCATATGGTGGCGCCGAAGTGGCAGACTATGCCCAATACTTCTTGCCGTTCAGCAGACTGATGCGTGACATTGGTCCTAGTAGTTGGGTTATGAAACAGGCCAGAAACATCAAGATACAGCATCCTTGGACTAACATTGTAACAGTCAAAGGACAAAGTGCATTCATGCATGAGCCCAATGATGGTGTTGTGACTATTGCTAGTCAGAAGCATCATGAGGATATGGAACTAGTAGAAGTAGATTATAACCACTATGAGGTTGTGCTCAGTGACGTAGTGGTTAAACTTATTAAAGAACGAGTAAACAAGTTCAAGAAATAAGTTGCTTTTAGATCATAGAGCATATATAATAGTACATAGAGAAAAAGAAGTATCTATGTAAACAGACATTACACACAGGAGATTATTATGTCAGAAATTTTTACAGCACCAAAGCTACCAGAAGTTAAATTCAACAAGAACGGATACGAAATTCGTACAGACATCTTGGGCATGGCCAAGAGCCTAGTACAAGACGACTTCCAAGCCAAGTTCCAAGGTTGGGAAATGACTGCTACTCGCGATGAGAAGACTGGTCAGATCGTTACTAAGGTAGACATGCCAACTTTCCCAGGACTTGATAAAGTTCTAGAAACAGCAGAGAAAATGTACGCATTTGTCAATGCTGGCGCTACCAAGAAGTAAATTATTAGCCGCATAGCGGTATATTATAATATAGTAAATGAAAAAGGACCTTCGGGTCCTTTTTCTATGTGCGTAACTTGGCCAGTCTTAAAAATTTAAATAGACTAAACCACATCCAACCTATGTCAAACTCAAACCAACGACGACTCAGCTTAGGATTAGCAGGATCTAAGTGATGATTGTTGTGTAGTTCTTCACCGCCAATTAGTATGCCCCAAGGCACTATATTACGGCTGTGGTCTTTGGTTTCGCCATTGCGATAGCCCCACCAGTGTCCGATGCCGTTGATAAATCCAGCGGCCCAGAACGGAATCCATAACATTTGTACACCCCACACCATAAACCCCCAAAGCCCAAATAACAATAAGTCTATGACTAGCATTAAGAGAATGCCTAGTTTGTGATGTGGGGTATACAACTTGCGTTCAATCCAGTCTTTGGGAGTGCCCATTCCGTATTTCATGATCATGTCAGCATCTTTGCCAGCACGATTATAAAACTTGACTCCACCAAATACCAATGGCCAAATACCAAATACGTGTGGACTATGTGGATCACCTTCTACATCAGTATTTTGATGATGTTTACGGTGAATTGCTACCCATTGCTTAGTAGTCATGCCTGTGGTCATCCACAACCAAAAACGCATAAAATGGCTCAGGATTGGGTGAAATTCAATTCCTCTATGTGCTTGGTTTCTGTGTAGATATAGTGTGACACAGACTATTGTGATGTGCGTCATTACTAGGGTTGCGATTATTATAGTCATCTTTTACTTAGCCCGTTGACATAAGGGTTAAATTATGCTATAATATAGTATGAAAAATAAACTTATACTCACAGACGCAGATGGAGTTTTGCTAGATTGGGAATGGGCATTCTCAGTTTGGATGCAAGAACGCGGTTACACTCTAACAGCAGACAACAAGAAAAGCTATTATCTGCATGATCACTACAATGAGCTAGAGGAACGGGATTCAAAGAAAGTTGTTAAAACTTTCAACGAGTCAGCAGCCATTGGCTTTCTTCCTGCTCTACGTGATTCAGCTCACTATGTTAAAAGACTGCACGAAGAACACGGTTATGAATTCCGGGTGATCACAAGTCTAAGTCTAGACAAGAACGCAGGCAAACTGCGTGAAATGAATCTTCGTAAACTGTTTGGCAATGCCATTGAAAGTGTTATTTGCCTGGACACAGGTGCAGACAAAGATTCAGCATTGGCTCCTTACAAGGCGAGTGGCATGTGGTGGATTGAAGACAAGCCTGCCAATGCCGATGTTGGCCACAGTCTAGGACTGCGCTCTATCCTTATTGAACACGGGCACAATATGCATCATGAATGTTCATACCCTGTGGTCAAGAACTGGCGCGAACTCTACGAACTAGTTTTAACTCCAGTATCTGGTGCTGTCTAAACTGTCCCAATAGGCTTTGTTGTTGCGATTGACAAAGTTTTTGACTAGATACTTGGCCATGCCCATATAGCCCATCTTCTTGAATCTACGACTGTCCTGACCAAAGTGATGTCGTATGATTCTAAACTTCTTAGGGCTGTACTTACGGCTCAAGAAGAAGTCTTCTGATGTTGCAAACTGCTCCGGAAAGCCGCCGTACTGTTCAAAGCGATCCCTGCGTGTTAGCATAAAAGCACCAACAGCAAAAGGACTAACATATTTTAATACATGATTGATTAGGTTAAATGCTGTAAACCCAATCTTTGCTCGTAGGTCTCGATCATAGCATTTGATATTCAATCCTATGAGGTCTAGGTTCTTACGCTCTATCATGTCAACAGCATCTTGTATTACATTATCTTTAAAGAATCGCACATCAGCATCAATAAACAAGATATAGGGAGTAGTGACCAGTTGTGCTCCATTGTTCTTGGCCAGCGAAACAGGCCCACCTTCAATGATTTCTACATTTAACTTGCCCTTTGCGGCTTGAATAACTTCACGAGTATTGTCTGTAGAACAATCAGCAATGATGATTCTAGTATCACCAATGTTTTGGCTGCGTAGAGAGTCTAGCAAATGGTGTATGTAGTTCTCCTCATTCTTGCAGGGAACCACAATGGTAATTTTATCGCTTATTGTCGTTTGCATTGGCCTACCACCTTAAAATTTTTAAACTTCAGCTGCCACTTGAGGCTGCTTAGGACTTGCTCGCAGGTCTTTTGATCTTGGAACTGGAGTTCTACTCTGCCTGGTTGATCCTGGGGATCGTTTATATGTATCGCTGTCAGTATCAATAGCCACATCATCTCGCTCCTTGGTCCAAGTTATAATTTCCCAACGGCCGTTGTGGTGTTCTACAAGTGCAGTACACGATTCAACCCAGTCACCGTCATTCATATAAGTTACACCGTTGATCTCTTTGATCTCTGCATGGTGTATGTGTCCGCATATGATTCCATCAAAGCCACGTTTCTTGCAATAGCCTGCTAGATTCTCTTCAAACTTGAATATAAAGTCTACTGCTTTTTTAACCTTGTGCTTAAGAAATTTGCTAAGGCTAAAGTACCCAAAACCCATACGACGACGAATCCAATTAAATTTATTGTTGAGGCTAAGAATAAAGTCATAGGCCTTGTCTCCCAAGAACGCAATCCACGGTGCCAGTCTAGTAATGCCATCAAATAGGTCACCATGTGTAACTAGATAGTGTTTGCCGTCTGCACCTATATGTTCTATTTGATTGTGTATTTCTACTAGTCCAAATGAAAAGCCATACGGTATCATGGGTCTTAGAAACTCATCGTGATTGCCTGCTATGAATACCACACGAGTTCCACGCTTGGCGTGACCTAGTATTCTGCGTACCACATTAGTGTGGCTCTGCTTCCACCGCCATTTGTTCTGTTGTATCTTCCAGGCGTCGATTATATCTCCCACAAGGTATAGTGTGTCACAACTATTATGCTTGAGGAAATTATTTAGTTGTCCAGCCTTGCAGTCTTTGGTACCTAAGTGGACATCGCTTACAAAAATACTACGATAAGTCTTTTGCATCAAATATTTAACGAATATTCGATTACACTAAGATTACAAAGTCATCAATTCGTCAACAAAGTCTAATAACAATGTGTGGTGGTGACCATTATGGTACAGACCCTGCATCCATGAATAGCCTTCATACCAATGAGGTTGACTTTCGGGATGACAGCCCATGATGCCTACATTGCCCTGTATAACAGCCATTGGATCACCGTTGGGATACAGACTCCATATCTTGGCTGTGTCAATGCCTGCACCTACTAGAGCACAGCCATCATAGAAGAACATAGATTCTTCTTCACCCTGCCACAACACTCGTTGATTCTTGGCGTGTGGTCTGCGTGTGTCAGCACCTGGACGGGTAATGTATTGTTCTGCACGAATGTCTTTGAGTAGATCAAGATAGTAATGTTCGGCCCAATAGGCTCCCATACAGATGCCTAGGTACCGGCCACCACCACGAACAAATCTTTTGACTGCATCTCCATTCTCGCTGAATAGATAATCAAAACTACTGGCATCCCCTATGCCTCCGGGAATACAGATACAGTCTACATCGTCAAAGAAATCCCGCTCAACTTCGTGGCGGGTGAATATTTTAAAACTGTAATGTGAGCCCAGGGCTTGCATAATCCCATTGCCGCTTTGCACACTGCACTTGGGTTGATGTAAGAATAACGCAATCTTTTTCATCACAGCTCTTTATGTTAGTGCTCACTTAGAACGCCATTCCCGGGCACGACTCCGATAACGTTCTGCCCAGCAGCCGGGCACACCAAGTAACGCAAGCGTTCCTAAGGTAGGTGTTCTATTCTAAAATTAATTGCACCAGCTTTGTTTAGCGTCACCGTAGTATTCACGAGCGTGACCGTTGCTAATAAGTCCCTGTCTAATGCTCTGTCCGTTTACCAAGATATCTCCCAATATACGGCCACCAAACTTATCCCATCCATAGATAATAACTTGGTGCTTTGGGTGGGATTGTAGGGCTTGAGTTGTAAATTTACTCGCCAGTTGCGCTCGCTGGTCTTCTTGTGGACATTGAGCTCTGTGTCCTTTTTCCGGGGTGTCGACTCCGTAGATTCTAACAGCAAGTTCAGGTTTGAGCGGTAGTGGTAGAAAGGGAGCGGCGATTACAATAGTATCGCCATCACTCACTCTAATAACTTGTGCGTCATAAGTCGCTGACTTGGCAGGCATCTTGCCCTGTGCAAATGCTAGTACCGGGACTAACAATAATACGGCTAAAAATCTTTTCATATAAACTCCAATAAGTGCTAGTATTTATTCGTATGTAACAGTGTCTGAGTCACCTAGACGCCATTTAGGGTTCTGTTCAACCACCCACTTCTTAGTGGCCACTTTGAAGTCTGGGTGCAGCATTTCTTTGGGATTGCTGGCGGCATCAAAGAATCTGCAGCGATTGTTGGGCTGTGCGGCATACTGTCCGTTGTCTAGTTCGATAAAGTTAAAGCTCTTGTGATCTTCAGGCCATTCTGAATATGTGGTGTCTATGATGTTCATGTCAGGTGCGGCATTGTCCACTGTGAACAAGTATTTGCCCTTGTGTAGCTGACGATCCTTGGCATAGAACTCACAGCTGAGATTGCGTAGAAATGCTTTCTGGATCACAGCTATGTCATAGCTGAAACAATCCCAAATCTGTAAGGTGTCCAATGATAGGAACTTGTCCGACTCTAAGTCAGTGTTTCTACTCACATAGGCATGTAGGGGCAGCTTGTCATAGAGAGCACCGTATCTGGGCAAATAGCTTTCTATGCGGAATGCTTGACTGCGTAGGCTCTTGATACTAACCCAGATGCAGGGTTCATACTCTCCGTATCCTGATTTAAAATCGTAGAGAAATTCTCGTCTTACAAAACAATGTACAGGTGGCAGATTAGCCACTAAGAAACTCATTAGTTGTAGCCTCGTTGAATACCTTTGTCTACACAATCACTACATTCACAGTCCGGGCAATCGCAGCCGTCTGTCATACAGCTGAATCCGCAGTGTGCGGTACACCAGCAGGTGCATTTGGGTTTTAGTCGTTGATATGTTTCTGTTTCTTCAGTCATATTAGAATCCGTTAGTGGCTGAGTTGTAGAACAGTTTACCTGTCCAAGTCGATGTTTTAGCCTGTGTACTAGATGCCCAACTAACTGTCATTGTTCCTGGGCCTGTTAGGTTACCAAACATAACACGGAAAGGATAATAGATGTTTGCGGTCATTGCAACGGTTCCGCTCACTTCTACAGGACCGTGAAGGCCGCCATTCTGTACAATAGCATTGGTATGAGTATATCCAGTGATGGCATTCGGGCCTATCCACATATAACTAGCATCGTCGGTGTTGGTGTAGAATGTATAGGTATCTGTAGTAGGTGCTAAGAAGTATCCTGTTAGCATAATACTACTATACTCTGGTAGGCTGGATAAGTTTAAACTTGTATAGACACCTTGAGACGTTGCGGCATAGGTGTCAAAAAATGTTAGATCATCGTTAGCCGGAGTAAAATCAGTACCAAAGTAGCCATTAGCATTCGTTGTGCCGGTTACTGTGCGATGATAAACTCCAGATGTAAATGTAATAGCTGCAACGTTGATCCACGGACGTCCTTGTAGCAATCCTCCAGTATTAGGATTATCATCTGCGTCAGTGGCATAGGTGTCCGGTAATAGAGTGATATCAAAAGTGTTGTTCACCCGATAGTAAGGTTTAGTTGTGTCGCCAAATGCTTGCTTTTTTGCCTGAGCAATATATAATTTTCTCAGCTGCCGTTCTTGTTTACTTTCATTTTGTTGTGGAGTACATAACACAGTATCACCGTCTACCAGCCCCATTGCTGATAACTTTGTAGAACTATCACCAAAGGTAATGCTATTTTTGCTAGGATCACTTAAGAGACTCCAGTGATAATAATCTGCTGGTAGTCCTTCGTCTGTGGCAATGGCTGTGATTAGTGTGTCAACGGTGGCAGTGGCCAATGTTATTCCGGTAACGCTACGTTTTGTTCCGGTTAGTCCCCAATAGTTTATATCGGCCATTATTACATACCACCTAGTTGTCTAATACGTGCAATTTCTTCTTTTGCAGGATCACCTTGCTTTTGCATAAAACCTACGATTTGATCATAGTCAGCCATAGTAACAACACCCTCTTGTGATAATTTGATCACAGCTTCTGCAACATCATGCAGGTCAGCATCTTGTTTGACATCTTCGCGAGCCAGCTCTAGCAGGCGTATAAACAAGGGTACATCTAATTTAACTATATCCATTTCAAAATCCTCAGTCTAATATTTAGCAGGTTAAATACACTTACTATGATAAACAAAGCTCCCTTTAATGCTCTACTAAAAAATCTTAAAGACACTGGCAAATATCGTGTGTTTAACGATATCATCCGCGAAAAGGGCAAGTTCCCTTCAGCTATGTGGTACGGTCCCTATAATATCAAAACTATCACAAACTGGTGTAGCAATGATTATCTAGGTATGGGCCAGCATAAAGTTGTACTAGATGCCATGCATACTGCACTAGATCACACAGGAGCAGGCAGCGGAGGCACTCGCAATATTGCAGGCACCAGTCACTATCACGTGGCTCTAGAACACGAACTAGCCACCTTGCACAACAAAGCTAAGGCCTTGCTGTTTAGTTCAGCCTATGTGGCCAACGAGTGGACATTAATTGCTTTAAGCAAGATCATACCCAACATACATTTTGTATCAGACAGTGAGAACCACAACAGCCTAGTCATAGGTATGGTACACAGTCGTGCTCCAAAGACTGTGTTTCGTCACAACGATCTCAATCACCTAGAAGATATATTAACCAGCATACAGCTCACAGGCAATACACCCTGTATAGTATTTGAATCAGTTTACTCAATGGATGGCGATGTTGGACACATCAAAGAAATCTGCGATCTAGCAGATCGTTATGGTGCTATAACATATATCGATGAAGTTCATGCGGTAGGACTCTATGGTCCCCACGGTGGTGGGAAAGTTGAAGAGCTTGGGCTACAATCCCGTATTGACATAGTCAATGGTACATTAGGGAAAGCCTATGGAGTCCAAGGTGGTTATATAGCTGCCGATGTAGAAGTCATTGACGCCATCCGTTCAGTAGCTGCGGGCTTTATCTTTACCACAAGTATGAGTCCTGTAAGTTGTGCTGGTGCCCTGGCTGCGGTCAAGTACCTAAAGGATCACAATGAATTGCGTGACAAACATCAAGAACGGGCTCGTAAGCTCAAGCATAGATTATCTGTGGCCGGTATGCCTGCAATGGAATGTACTACCACTCACATTGTACCTATCCTAGTAGGAGAAGCTGTTCGCTGTAAAGCCATCAGTGATGAACTGCTCAACGAACACAACATCTACATACAGCCTATCAACAATCCCACAGTTGCCGTAGGAACGGAGCGGTTGCGTATTGCTCCCACTCCGTTTCACGATGATGGTATGATTGAAGATCTGATTACGGCGCTGACTGCTTCATTTGCGTGTCACCCGGCGCAAGTCTAAAACGATCTTCTGCATAGTCTCCAGTACCAACTTCAAATATCACACTGTTGGCCACTAGAGATTCTACTTGATGTGGTCCTAGCTGCCCAAAGTCAGCAGTCTGTCCTTCTTCTAGCACAGCTTCTTTTACTTCTCCGGTGGCAACATCGATAAATTTAACTTTGAACTTGCCTGCATTCACAAACCAACTCTTGGCTTTTTCTTTGTGAAACACCAAACTGGTCTTGGCCCCTGCACGTTCAAATACCAATAGTTTGCCGCAGTATTTGTCGTTGTTGGCAAACACCAATTCAAATCCCCAACCCTTGTCTATTTTACCCAATGTCTGTAAGTTCATTATCTCTCCGTTATAATTTTGTCGATGAGTCCGTAGGCCAATGCTTCATCAGCACTCATAAATTTGTCTCGTTCCATATCAGCAGTCATCTGTGCAAAAGTTTTGCCCTGGCTGTTGTGTTTGACATAGATTTCAGTCAATGTCTTTTTCATTTTAATAATCTCTTCAACTTGAATCTGCATATCTGTGGCCTGTCCGCGAGCACCGCCACTGGGTTGATGAATCATGTGTCGAGCATTGGGCAACATAAAACGTTTGCCTTTGGCTCCGGCAGTGGCCAACAATGATCCCATTGAACAGGCCTGTCCCATAACATAGGTTGATACATCGGGTTTGATAAATTGCATGGTGTCATAGATGCTCATACCCGATGTGACAACTCCACCGGGACTGTTGATAAACAGGCTGATGTCTTTGTCTGGATTTTCACTTTCTAGAAATAGTAATTGGGCTACAATAACATTGGCCATTTGATCCTCTACAGGACCATTCAGCATGATAATTCTTTCTTTGAGCAGTCGGCTGTAAATGTCGTAGGCTCGTTCGCCTTTACTAGATGATTCAATTACCATTGGTACTAACATTCGCTAATCCTTTTATAAATTTGTTGTATCATATATTTTATACAAATTTGTCTTGCTTTGCAAGTAATCTGAGTGTATAATGATGCTATATGTTAAATACTTGTCCGATAGATGATTAGTAAATCAAAATGAGCAGTACACTTTTATTAAACGCAGATATGCAACCCGTGAGCCTACTTCCACTGAGTGTGGTCGAATGGCAGGAAGCCATCAGATATATGGTCCTAGACAAGGTCAAGGTGCTTGAATGGCACGAAGATTGGATAGTACACAGTGCTAGATGGCAGACTCGTGTGCCTGCGGTGATCATGTTGAATCAATATCAAAAACCCAAGCACACTATGAGATTAAGCAAACGCAACATATTTCTGCGTGATGCCTACACCTGCCAATATTGTGGCATCGCAGTCACAGAAGTCACTGCCACGTTGGATCACGTACTGCCTGTGAGCAAAGGTGGCAAGACCACTTGGGAAAACTCCGCCACTGCCTGCAAGAGCTGCAACTACAAGAAAGCAGCTCACGTGGGCAAGATGAAGCCAAAGATCACACCCTACAAGCCTACATTTTGGGATCTAGTGGCTAAACGCCGAGATAGAGGCTATCATTTTCATCACCCCAGCTGGTCCAACTATTTAGGCTAAATATTACTATGAGATTTTTTGAATTCCTATTAGTTGAAGCCCAAGGCGGAATGTGGGACCGCATGTTAGAGAAAAAATCTGGTGCAAATATCCAGTTTCTCAACGGTAATCAAACCTACGAACTTGTTGATGTTGCAGTGTTCCCGCAAGATCAACGATTAAAATACGAACCTGATCCAGAAAACCCAGAAACTCCAGCCACTGACTCTATGAAGTTAGATATAGATCAATACCTTCAAGAACAAGGAGCGGCTGTACAAAAATACATAGGGGCCAAGAACAACTCCGGTGCTGCAATGGTGGTAATTATTGGTGATCAGAATAAGAAAATAGCATTTGTTAAATTTGTCAAAGAAAAGAAATCAGTTCATCCTCCAATATATTGGCAGACCAGCGTGTTTACTCAAGATACAGGATGGAGTCAGACTGGCAAGGGCAAGTCGGCTACAGCCAAGGCCGCTGAAGTAAAAATCAGTCCGTATGATTTTGTTAGACCTGGACGATATCAGATAACAGCTCTCCCTGGACTAATCGCTCAAAATCTAAATGCTCGCCCGGATACCTATCCGCAAAATCTCAAAGTAGGATTGCCTGCTCTCATAGACGATTTAATCAACAACACAGGGCCTGTGCCTAATCTAGAACAATATGCTGATCAAGTTGAAGTGGTATTTGGTGAGTCAGCCGCGCCCATAGCGTTGGCCTTAAACAAACGAGTCAGCGGATCGTATAGTGATGCTGAACAGAATCTACTGGGTCCATTAGGACTAACTTGGGGTGATTTTACCGAAGTTTCTTTTGGAGCTTTTGGCGAGAAGATTGGTGATTCTTTTTTGTATGCCGGTGACACCAAAATAATTATCAGCAGCAAGAATAAAACAGGTGGAGCACCGGCCAGCCTTACTGGTGCCATGGAAACCATAGACAAGTATCCGGAAGAGTTTGGTCCAGGCACCAAGTTTTATAAAAAATATTCGCCAATATTATCTACCTTTGAAGTGCTGCATAAAAATCAAGCAATTCCCGGAGTATTGGCTGCATGTGTACTGCAACAGATTATCACTGAAGAAGAAAAAGATTTTATTGTCAGCATCTATGGCAAAGGCACAGGCACTGAACAAGACCTACAAAACTATCCTAATTTGCCAACTGTCTACAAGGCCAAGGCATTTTTAGGAGCACCTATCACAAACAAAGCAGGCAAGTCGGTGATTTCAAACATAGGTGTAGATCTCAGCAATGCCAAATTTCAAATGGGCTACCATTTGTTAGGCAATTGCGCTAAACTGTTAAAATTTAAACTCAATGAAAATTCATCGCTGATGACTGATTTTTTCAAGGCTGTTCTCAACAAGTCGCAAATGGTACAGGTCTATACTGACACTGAACGATCTTCAAAGGGTATCAAGTTTAACGATTTCAATGTGGTATGGCCTCCCACATTTGCTGGCAAAATAGCTATCGAGTCAGATCATTACACATCTAACGCTAAACCCTCCAAAAAAATTAGTTTTGTGTTCAAATAACCACAATCCAATCATCCACTCACAAACTGGTTGACAACCAACCCCTAATGTAGTATACTAGTAGCATAGTAAACGATTAGGAGTTGATTTTGCGAACACAACCAGAATTCATTATTCGGCAATTGGAAATCCACAATAGCCGTATTAATAAAGAACAGATACTCGAAGCTGCCGTTGAAGAAGGTCTAGACGAATTCTTCGAAGGACTTAGAATGTGTTTGGATAACTTGTACACCTTTGGTGTTAAACAGGTTCCCACAAAAGATAAAGCTGAAGGACAAGGTCTTAGCTGGACTAACTTTGTTGAGCTCGCGGACAGTCTTTATCGCCGTAAACTTACAGGGCACGATGCCCGTGATGCTATTCAACTGGCCATGGATGTGGCTACGCAAGGGCAGTGGAACGATTGGTATCGTCGTATACTGATCAAGGATTTGCGCTGTGGTGTCAGCGAGAAAACAGTCAACAAGGTACTCAAGGGCAAAACTATTGCATCTGTACCTGTGTTTGAATGTATGCTGGCACACGACGGTGCCAATCACGAAAAGAAGATCACAGGTAAGAAACTGCTTGAGCCTAAGTTGGATGGTGTTCGTGCTATCACTGTAGTAGACTACGAATCCAAAACTGTTACCATGTACACACGCAATGGTAAAGTTCTTGAAAACTTTGCACACATCACTAGTTACCTAGAAGGCTATATCGAAGAGATTGGTCGCAGTATGGTATTTGACGGTGAAGTTGTTAGTCATTCATTCCAGGACCTCATGAAACAGGTTCATCGTAAGAGTAATGTGCAGGCACAGGATGCTCGTTTATGTTTGTTCGATGCTGTTCCACTTGTAGAGTTTAAAGCTGGCAAGAGTGTGATGGGACAACGTCGACGTTCCAATCTACTAAAGAATTGGGCTAACATCTTTGCAGACAGCGGGTGCGTTGAGATCATTCCGCAGATTGAAGTCAACCTAGATGAGTTTGTAGGTGACATTGAATATCGAGACTACAACAAGAAAATGGTTGCTGAAGGTTTCGAAGGCATTATGATTAAGGATCCAGAGGCCAAATATGAATGTAAAAGATCTGTTTCGTGGCTTAAACAAAAACCCTTTATCGAAGTTAGCCTTTCGATCACATCCGTGGAAGAAGGTACCGGAAGAAATGTTGGACGCCTTGGTGCTTTGGTCTGCGAGGGCGTCGATGATGATAAGACAATTTGCGTCAATGTGGGCAGTGGTTTTAGTGACGGGGATCGTGATTCTTATTGGCAAGAACGTGATACAGTGGTTGGACAGGTAGTGGAAGTACGTGCCGATGCTGTTACACAGAATCAAGACGGAACCTACAGTCTACGCTTTCCACGCTTCCTACGATTCCGTGGCTTTAAAGCTGGAGAAAAAATCTAATGAAAGAACAAATTGGATTTATCCGTTGGTGGTTCTCAAAGTTGGAAATATGGCAATGGATCTTGTTGGCTAGCCTAGTTTTTAATGTAGGCAGTCTGTTCGCTATAGGCACAGAAATATCGTCTGGTATGAATTTAGTTGGAATGATTCTACTGCTGATAGTATTTTTTAAATGGTTTGTTTTGGATTCTTTAAAGACCAGTTGGACTCGTTATAAAGAACAGCGAAATACTTTACTAACCACTATCAAAGACAGCGACAAATAAAATGGCATACGATTTCACAGAATTAAACAAAGTGGTTGCCAATTGGACCACTGACGATACCACAAGATTCAGACTTCCTAAATCTAAACCAAACAATATTATTCTGAACAACAAGGGAGTTGAGATGCTTCGTGTTGCTGAAGATGGATTCTATGTTCGCGGCACAAAGGTTCCTGTAGATGACAAGGAAGCTGCCACAGTTTATACAGCCTTTAAAGAGTTCCTTGTTTGGAGCAGATTGAGCAGAGAATGAAACCACTATTACTTGTTCTACTATTATCTGGCTGTGCAACTGCACAGCACAACAGTGCTAGTCCAAATCACCCAATTCAACCACTTCAGGTTGATTGTAGATATGGAAACATGATGTCAGCAGATCTAGAAACAATAATTTCTAATCCGCAAATTGAAAATCCCACTTGGCAGGGGACCTTTGCTACGATATCTGGTAACCAAACTGCCATACAACGAACACAATCAGCAAAGGTAGTCTTATGGACAATAAGAACACAATGTCAAGGCTTCTAATTGGTTTGGTGTTGCTGTCAGCCGCAACTGCGCAGGCAGAGTGTTATACTCGCTCGTCTACCGTGAGCAAACTGACTTCATCAATTGAACAGATTGCAGATGTAGAACGAAAGGTGTTACCAGAAGGCAACGGTAAGAACTTGTGCCGAATTACATTTCGAGCCTATATCAATAACAAATGGCATACTGCTCAAGGTGAGGAAATTGGCAGTGTCAATGACAGTTTGGATACTATCTGTGCCAAGGCGTTGAATTCCGGGCGTGTGAGTATTTTGGAATCTGTAAGTGGTACTAAAATTACCGGCAGTCAAGAATTGATTTGCACAGATGAACCCAAACCTAAACACAAGGCCACAGTATCTGTAGGTGATTTGATTTGGGAAAGTGAAGTTCAAGTGCATCCTGCCTACAAAGATATATTTAGATACAGAGGCAGTTTCTGTAAATGGTTTATTGAATCCAAACCCGATATTGGAAAAGTTGATATGCAACAAGGAATTATTTGTCGAAGTCCCGATCAAAAGGTTTGGCGAGTGGTTGACAAGTGGTAATTTTCACAGTATAATATATACTTCACACACAGAAAGGTAGATATGAGAAACTTTATTATAGGCACAGTCTTTGGACTTATCCTAGCAACTGTTGGATTCTCCGGCATTGCTCGGATGTTGGACAATGGAGTAGACACAGTTAAAACACACAGTAAGGAGATGGCAAAATGAAAACAGTAATTTTAAGTTTAGTACTAATGACACTTACTGCTTGTGGTACAATTGGTGGCGCTGTTTCGGGGGCAGGTGAAGATTTAAACAAGGCTGGCAATTACATTAAGAAAGTAGGAATCTAAGATGAAAAAGACACTAATAACATTATGCGTGTTGGCGGTACTGAGCGGTTGTAGTAGTACAAAACTTTCGCCTAATTCTCCTATTGCTAGTCCTACTCCAGCAGTAACTAAAGATCAAACTGTACCTGCGCAAGGTAGAGCAGAAGCACCGTTGACTATTGATCTACCTAGTTGGTATGTCAAGGCTCCGGCAAGTACAGAAGAATATGTATTTGTCACAGGCACAGCAGTTAGTTCAGACTTGTCAATGAGTCGAGCTAAGGCCATGCTCGATGCGCAACATCAATTAGCAGACAAGATCAACGGAGTTATTGATTCTGTGTTCCGTCAAAGTCGAAAGGACAGTGCTGGTACAGTGACCAACGACTACTCAAGTCTCATGATCCGCAAGACTATTACCGATACAGCATTGACTGGTCATCATTTAGAGGACAGCCGGGTTATATCCGAGAATCGTGCGTATCGTACATTTGTATTAATTCGCTATCCAATGGGCGATACTAATCGTTTGCTCAAAGACAAACTGCAACGTGAAACAATAAAGCAGGATAGTGACGAGGCAATTGATCGTGAGATTAATAAAAATACTAAAAAGCAGGTATCTGAGACACAGATTACACCTGTGGTATTGCCACAGATTACACCTGTGGCAGTTAGCAGGGTTCAACCACAGGATTTAAATCTGTTGCAGGTCGACAACGAAGAATATAAAAAGCGTCGAGACGAAGCACTACAGAAGCCAGGTGCTGTTGTAGGTAATATTACACTGCGTTGATTGTTAGGTATTAAAAATGCGTTATTACATCGTCAGTTGGGATCAGCAGGGTGTAGAGTTTTTTGAAGAGATCACAGAACATCATCCTGACAATTGGGCCAAGGATCATTTGTTTGACACCATCAAACAAAACAAGCGGGTAGAAAAGCCCATGAGCTTTAGTATTCAATCATTGAAACTTCGTGCCCAATTCAACAGTCATCGCCACTATGAAATCTACGTATTCACCAGCAATGACGACATTACAAAAACAGATATTCAAGATTGGTTCACTACAGATGCTCAGAGCTTTGCCAATTGGGTACGCAAGAATTACAGCTACAAGATCTGGGATGAACGAGCCACAGAGCAAGCAGTAATTGTATGAACCTACGAATTGATAAACTAATTGATGATGCTAGGTTGACTGCTGTGGCGGAGATGTTTGAGGTTGAATTGACCAAGTTTGCCGAGTTGATTGTGGCAGAATGTATTCAGACTATTCAGATGGGTATCACTCGTGATGGCCACAATACTGAAAAGTATCAAAGGTCAATTAAACACATTAAACAGATTAAAGAACATTTCGGAGTTGAAGAATGAACGACAGAATTCGTGAACTATACCAACAAGCCCATAGCATACGACACCATGACGGTGATCCTATGCGGGACGGTAATCCACCTACTGTTTATTGGCAAGGTGAAAAGAGTGCTAAAAAGTTCGCCCAGTTGATTGTTCAGGAATGTGCAAGTATGGTAGATCTTCATGGTCGATGGATTTTGTATGATAAACTTGCTGTAAAAATTAAACGAGAGTTCGGAGTTGAAGAATGAACAATGATGAAGATCCTCAGCGAGAAAAAATCTTTGAACTTCTCCAAGAGATTATATATTTAAAAGGACAGATAACTTATCTGCAGGAACAATTAAGCAGCGTAGAAGATGACCGGGATAATAGAATTGATCGGTATGAAAAACAAGTTGCTGACCTTGAACAACAATTGGGCAATGCCCTATTTCGGAGTTGAAGAATGATTGTTCCAGATTTAATCAAAGCCGTTGAATCAGGTTGGGAGAAATCCAGACTTGAAGGACTTAAAATTCAAGGAAAACATCGTATGAACGAACGAATTAAAGAACTTGCTAGACAGGCAGGACTAATTGCACCCTATGGTAGTGATCGTGAAGAGTTGAGTGATTTTGATTACAGAGAATTCGCCGAGTTGATTGTGAAAGAATGCGCCGGAAAAGTTGATTGGATCCTTGCCGAAGGTGGTAAGACACAGGGTGATTTGATTCGGGAACATTTCGGAGTTGAAGAATGAGTTTTATTTTAGGATTCATTGCAGGTTACATAGTAGCAGCTATCATATATGCATACCGTTCAAATGAAGATTAAAGGACAACGACAGAATGAATGAACGAATTCGACAACTTGCTGAACAGGCTGGGCTAACCACGGTTGCTGATGTCTACCTTATGAAGAAATATATGCCTAACGAAGTAAAGTTCGCCGAGTTGATTGTGCAGGAATGCGCTAATATTGCACGTAATGTGGGAAACATTTCTGAACCCGATGACTGGGCGCTGGATAGATGCTATGAGATTGAACAAAGAATTCAAGACCGTTTTGGAGTTGAAGAATGAAAAAAGATTGGGACACCCAAGAACAATCAGATATGTTTGACAAGTTTCTTGACGACACATCGGATTCAAGGTCGCAAACTTGGAAAGGTTGGCACGGCCGCCGTGCGCACGGTTACGATGAACTAGAATGGGAAGCATTTCAGTATGGATGGAATGCCGCAAAGGTATGTTTTGGAGTTAAAGAATGAACATAGATCACGGTGCGATATTTCAACAATGTGTATACGATGCAGATAATCGGTTTGTTGATTTAACACTCAGACCGGTTGCTGTGAATTCCCGTACATTTATGCTTACTATGACAGACACATCCAACGATGCAGAAATGGACATGATGATTGAACTTTATCTCACAGAAGAAAATTTGAAAAAAGTGATTTACCGTTTGATAAATGTATTAGAAGGTATTGGAAAATGAACGAACGAATCATAGAACTGGCTGACCACGCAAAAGAATATGCCAATCAGTGTACAAAGGATCTTGACGGTGACATTTCTTGGCACTGGATGGACTATTACACTGAAAAGTTCGCCGAGTTGATTGTTGAGGAATGTCTCTACATTGTCGAAGGTGAAGATGATGGTAGTGCTGATACTAAAAGTGTTCGATTGGCAATGATAAGAATGAAACAACATTTCGGAGTTATAGAATGAATCAAGTCCCGCTCAAAGCACACGAAGAATGGGCCCAGCAGAGAGTAGAAATTGCCCGGCGTGACACCGATCAGGCCTTGCATTTGGTTGCAATGGCGCATTTGAATTTGATGCAACATCTCAAGTACGGATTTGACCCAAAGACTGCACACAGCACCTTGATCAGCGTGGGACAAATATATCCTAAACTAAAAGCAAAGATGAATGACTTGACTCGAGAGTTAGAGAATAAAAACGGTTGACATTAAATGATATTGAGTGTATAATATACACTTAGACAGTTAATCAAAGGACTTGATATGAGGAAGTTAGCAACCATTAGGAAGATTGATGCACTGCGTCCTATCCCGGATGCTGATGCTATCGAATGTGCAGTCGTAGGTGGATGGACGGCTGTGGTTAAGAAGGGTGAATATGCCGCAGGTGATCTTGCTGTGTACTGCGAAATCGATTCTTGGATTCCTCACGCACTGGCACCATTTTTGAGCAAGGGCAAGGAGCCCAGAGTGTTTGATGGTATTCAAGGCGAACGTCTGCGTACAATGAAGCTTCGAGGACAGTTGAGCCAGGGGCTGTTGTTGCCATTGTCTACATTGACTATGATAGATTCGGAACTATTTGAAGGACTCGATGTATCATTTCCACTAGGCATTGTGAAATACGAAGCCCCCATCCCAGCACAATTGGCAGGAGAAGTCAAGGGCATGTTCCCAGGTTGGATTCAAAAGACTGACCAAGAACGTGTTCAAAACTTGAAAGAAGAATTGGACTACTGGCTTAGAGAACAACACGTTTGGGAAGTTACTGAAAAGCTGGATGGCAGCTCAATGACTGTGTATCTGCGTGATGGAGAGTTTGGTGTGTGTTCACGTAATCTTGAACTCAAGCCCAGCGAAACCAACAGCCTGTGGAAGGTTGCAGTACGCAATGATTTGGAGTTGAAGCTTCGTCGTGCCGATCGTAATCTTGCACTGCAAGGTGAGTTGATTGGAGAAGGTATCCAAGGTAATCCATACAAGCAAAAAGGACAGGAATTTTTCTTGTTTGATATCTACGACATCGATACCAGCAAGTACTTTACTCCTGCCGAACGCAAGGCATTTGTTCAAGAACACGACATCAAACACGTGCCTGTGCTGGCATTTGGGGCTGAACTGTCAGATACCCTAGGAGTCAACAGCATTGACGGAATTCTGCGTTTTGCAGAAGGTAAATCAGTTATGGGAATGATAGGTTGTGAACGTGAAGGCGTTGTGTTTAAAAGCAAGGCCATGCAATGTTCGTTCAAGGCGATCTCTAATAAATTTTTGTTAAAAAGTGAATAAGATATTATGAAAACGAGCGGAACACCCTCAAGCTCTAGCCCGGGCATAACGGGCTTTATCGAAATATTCGAAGGTCGACTGAATAAGATGAAGTTGCATCTTAAAGAAGAATTGAGCAAAGCCAAACACGAACGAAATCGTAAGCTGATCAAAAGTCAGTTGGCTGAGGCCCGCAAACTTAACCGGACACTGAAAGACATGCGTAATGCCAATACCCGACTGTGTCCACATTGCGGAGAGAAGCTATGACAGAAGGAGAACGAGCAGGACGCTGGGCTATGCTGTATATCTATACGGTGTTGTTTGCTTTATGGTTTAATATTGTCGCCATTGCGGTCTGGCATATCAAGGAGTGGTTTTTATGAACGAAAGAATTAGAGAACTTGCTAAACAGGCTGGTGATTATGTAAATGAAGTATATACACCGCCTGTAAGATCCAAGACTCCGGGTAAGATTTGGGAAGATGGTCACATTGATTGGCATACACAGTTTAACGAAAAATTCGCCCGGTTGATTGTGACAGAATGTTGTCAAGCATTAAATCCCATGTTGCGTGACATGATTAGTCGCGGACAGGGAGTAGACATGGTTAAACAACATTTTGAAATGAATCTCAACGAAATCACAACGGCCATGCTGGACCGTACGATTAACCAATGTGAACAACAATTAGCGGAGAAGAAGAATGACTGATAGATTTGATTTAGAACAACAAATTATGGACTGCTGGAAGATCACTGATGACATTCCCATGATGGAAGCTCAAGGTGCCAATACCGCAGACATGACCTCATTGGCCTGTGTTTATGAATACAAGTTCAAACAACTGTGGGCTACCTTTGAAACTATGATTGCCGAACGGCAGTTCAAGGACACACAATGACACTTAGCGAAATATATATCAGCGTATGGTTTATGTCGTTGATATTTTTTACTATAACAACAGGTCTATCTATGTATGAGACCGAGGGAGTATTGGCAACAACTATATTCACTTCTATGATGAGTGTGGTATTTGTTATTTCTTTGTTTGCAACTGTGTTTTTAATTACCTAAAGGATATAAAATGATTAATATGAAAGAATGGATGGAATTGGTTGGTTATCGAATTACAGAGGGTAGTGCATACGGCTGGCAATGCTATGGTTCTGATGCATATGCATTAGATTCGTGGAATGGTGATCACGACGGGCATAGTTTCACAGTCATCTTTGATACCAAAGACCAAACAGTTTACGAAGTGCAGGTACACGACTATGTGCATAATCGTGCATACCGTATGATCAATCCAGACTTCCAAAAGAAAAATAAAAAAGAAGCTCGTCGTCGAGACGTCAACAAAGACGAAGCCTGGGACGATGTCAATTATATTGATCTAGAAGTAGATGACGACTTTATCCAAAAGTGTTTGGCTATTCAAGCAGGTGAAGATTATGATACAAAAGTGTCAGTTCCGTTGGAACTAGAAGATGATAAAATGTTTGAACTTATGCGTATGGCACACGAACAGGACATTACTCTAAACCAGCTGGTAGAAAATATACTGCGTAATATGATTGCCGAAAAAGAAATTACTGTTTAGTAGCTTGGATGTCAAAGCCGTTGCGACAGGCATCGGCTTTGCAAATTATAGAGTTTTGAACCCCTGTAAATTCTATTCCTAGTTTTCCAACAAGGCCACCTTGACCACAGTGGCCTCGTTTTATACGGCCCCAGGCATCAACGATTAGTTGTTCAACGCCGGCCATACACTGTTGTCCGGGAAACGTATTCTTTTTCTCAAGCATAAGAGTTTGAAAGTCTGAAAATTCTTCTTCTCCTGTGTCATTAACGTAAATCAAATCTCCGTGTTGGCGTTTTAATTTTACAGCGTGTTCAAGTTTGTATTCCATCGGCTGTTTGTTAATAGCGGGATCTTCAAACAGCATCTTTCTATGAACGAGTTGATCGGGCCACATTTTTTTTATTTTAGTAATAGTATCTTCTAATTCTTGCCATCGGTCCGGCAACATACTCACTGTTATACTTACGTTTACATTTTTCTTTTTAGCAGCATATAAGCATAGCATAAAATGACTGATCGGAGTGTGTTCTGAATGTACTTCTAGATTTATACTGTCAACTGTATCTAACAGGGTTTTCCATTCTGCAATAGGCATACTGGCATTGGTTCGTATGCATACGTTACTGTTTTTTGTCTTGATGTGTTTTATCAAATCCACAAGCCAGGGCCACTGAGTAACTTCCCCTCCTGTAAAATAATAATTACAGGTTTTGCCTAGGGTTTTGGCAAAGTCACTAACTTGATCAACAAATTTCAAACAGTGTTCGATGTTTGGCAAGTCAATACTGCCACTTTTTATAATATCAGGACAATAACTGCAATTGTAATTGCAGTGATTCATCAACCACCAGTCGATATAGAAATATCGATTGTCTCTAATACTGCGAAGTTGCATCTAGGCCATCCAACTGTCAGTGGCCTGTTCTCCGCATAACTGCGTGGATTCTATCCACATCTCTTTGGTATTCGTTTCTAAAAGCCAAACTGGATCAGGTGTTTTTAAAGTCAGCCAGCTTTGTTGTCTGCTCCACGGCGGATCGCCTAGTAGCTCGCCTTCAAGTTGTCCTGGGCCCCAGCTGCTTTGTCCAAAAAATATTCTAAAACGCTCTGGATAATCGTTGTCGGCTAGATGATGAAACATACCAACATTGCTGGTCATTGACCAATCGGCATTGATCCTATGTGTTGAATCCATCTTCCAATCACTGTGATGTAACATCCATACTGTGTTGAGTCCCACTGGACCACCCCAATAGAGATTGAAATCTTGAGCCAGCTCTATGTTTATTTCTTTGAGGACGCTGTTTATTGAATGGCTTGTTGGGCGATTTACACAGAGTGCCAGAGAACCTCGATTTGTACTATGAGTGACCAGTAACACTGTTTTGTCAAATCTTGAATCGCTCATGTTAGGAGGAGATATTAATAAATCTCCTTTTTCGATTCTATGCATTCTAGATCAACTCCAGTCTGGAAGTGGGCCGCCATATTTCTTGCCCTTGATTCTTTTGCCTTTTACTGTGGTGCGCTCATTGCCAATCTTGTGTGATTTATTGCCGTGTCGACCACGATAGCCTTGGCTCTTGCAGCTGGCCAGTTGACTGGCACCTAGTGCAGCATTGGGTTTGCCGCTCGTGCAAAGAGCTCGGCTCGCGGGCTCTTCGTCTAATTCTTTGTTTTGGATAACTTCAAATATTCGCATCAAGTATTTATTAGGATTCAAAAGTTTTGTCGCCGGGCCAAAGAGGCAGTTTGGTACCTGGCGCTCTTTTAGGTATTTTACTGTCTGCACTGCTTACACAGCTAGGACTAATACAAGGTTTAGGGCCGTCAAAAAGCTGAAATCCTGTTTCTATATTACCTAACGGTGCATCGTGGCAACTATAGCTACGTTTAATGCTGCCGTCTGGTTCACGTATAATAATGCCTCTGTAGCCGCTTGAGCATTCCCAATCTGTAAACTTGTTAAAATTAAAAGCATTGAACCGTTCAGCTTGATCCATGTACCAAATCTTCTGTTCTTTATCTACGAACTCTACTTGAAAATGCTGTGGTATTTTACTGTGTTCTTGCTTGTAAATAGGATCTGGTGTTTTAAAGAATTTGGGTTCAGGACGTTTAACTAACTTGGTCTTGGTTGCTTTATCTTCAGTGAAGGCACGTTGCGGCATACCGTTGTGTAGACGTTTTAACATGTCAGGAGTATATCCATCAACTACACGACTAGCAGTGGGATCACTCTGAGGCTTTAGTGTAACATTGATGCCTTGATTGTGAAAGAACAGAGCATTTTCAAAATCACGTTCAAACCATTCAGGAACCATAACCTGATTAATAGTTATTTGAACATCGTGTTGCTGGCATAGTATTAGTTTGTCGGCAAACTCCTGCATCTTCTCGGGTGTGTCTACGTGTTCTGTATGTAAACTAGCAGTGATACTAGCACGATGAAATTTACTAACAGCAGGACAATACTTTTCTTCAAACCATTTAAGTGGTCTACTCATATTGCTAGTCATGTGTACGCTAGTATAGTTTGTGTTTGCTACATCATCATTTAGATAATTAAGGATATCAATATAACCAGGATGGAAGGTAGGCTCGCCGCCACTAAGACTAAAATGAAAACTGTTAAAATTGCGTTCTCTAGCTTGTCGTTTGATTTCATCTATTGTGCGTAAACACAGTTCGGTTGGTCTGTGGTCTTTTGTATCACTGCGGGCATAGGGCCAGCAATAGCTACAACGGTAATTACAATAACGTCCTAACAGCCAACTGACTGTAAAGAGATCTTTGTACAACATTGTACGTTGTCCTACACGAACAATATCGTTGTAGGGTATTTGGGTAAAGTCGTAGGCCGACCAACTTAAATCATTCATAAGGTTGTTGTAACGGATCTATACTAATTTCATTTACACAAATATCTTTTGGTTGTTCTACAATCCATTTAATATATAGTGCGGCTTGAACAATGTCTAAACATTTTCTTGTAGGATGTTTAGATTGTACATTTGTTAAACTTCCAAAACTAACTAAGGTAATTTTAGGACCGTTATCCCAAACACCATTCATACCTAGTGTATTGCAGTAGTCTCTCAATGCTTTCTTTTCTGCGTTATACAACCAAGCGCCGCCTTTCTTCACACGGTCAGTGGTAGATCCTATGCAAATGATTTGAAGTCTATGATTATTCTCTGTACATTTTTTGTAAACTGCATCTAATAAAATAGTTTGATTAAATTTATGTAAAGCACTACAGTTTATAAAGATATCATAATCTAATGTGAGATCCGCTAGTTTTTTCTGATCATCATTTTTTGTTAGATCAAAGCCTGTAGTACGGCTAGCAAAAAAAACATCTGGGTACAATTTAAATAATTCGGCAGCAAGGCCGTAATTTTTATTTCCTGCTACTAGTATTTTCATATGATAATTCTGGTATTAAAGTTGCTAGATCTTGGTTGCGAGACTTGTCTAGTGCGTTTGTATAATGATAAAACTTAGGAAGTTTATGACTCCAGTCTTCTGCATTCATATAATCAATAATTCCTTTGACTTTATCTATATGCAGATAAGGTTCTAATAATTTAACCACTTGTTCTTTTAGATGCTGTGGCAAGACCCGGATGTTTAATTCTTCCGGGTGATTTAAAATATTAAAATAAATTCTATGTCCGTAGGGAACTGCCCAATCTATTAATTCGTTGAGGCGAAGTATATTATACATCTGTACTGTGCAATGGATCTCTATTGAACAATTTTTTAATGTTCTTATCTTTTCAAAGTTTTCTTGGATATGCTGCC